AGCAGAAGAAACCATCTACCGTGCTCTTGCAATACGCCACATGGAACTTCCAGTTGGCGACTTTATATCAGAAGCTCTCTCTGAGATTCCTAAAAAATCTAGAGAACTACTGGAATCAAACGTAAAGGATGAGATAAAGCATGACCTTGCTCTCGGATATATCACCAACGCCCACGGCGTAGATGACAAAGCCGAAGCTGAAGCTTTACGCCTACGAGATGCATGGCTTGCTCATCCTGACCATACAATTACAAAAGCATTAGTTATTGAGAGGGCAATATTTTTTGTACTCTTACCTTTCTTTAGATTCAATGGAGATGCTGGGTTGATGACTGTTTCCGCAGACATCTCCCGGGACGAACAAGTCCACGTAGCAACAAACTCCTTAGTCTGTGCAGAGCTAGGACTTCAACCTAGTCAGTCATTAGACAAACTAAGAAAGGCAACTATTAATTGGATTATGCAACCGTTACAGGTGATACATGACGATAAATATTTGAGCAAAAAATTTTGGCTCGATGCTAGTGACCGCCTTATGTATGAAGGCAAAGCCCCACAATTAAACGGCACCAAAGCTGGAAGAATGCCAGCTTTTTTTGAGCATGACAACAGAAATCTCCCTCAATACGCTTAAGCTTCACAACGAAAGACTTGACAAGCTTATAGATAGACTTGAGGAAAATTTTGGTTGGAAACCAATCCATCCTAAAGAAGACATAAACACTATTATGTACCGCGCTGGACAATCTAGCGTTATTGAATATATAAGATCCATCATGGAGGAAGAAATCTAATGTGTGTATTTGGAGGAAACAGATCACCAGCCCCACCACCACCACTACCCCCAGCTCCTACTCCTCCCCCACCACCACCAATGCCAGAGCCTTTACCAGCAGCTAAAGTTAAACCAGTTAACCCAACTGTTAAGCAAGCTGCTTCTAAGTTAGGTAGCAAGAAAGGTAAGAAGGGAAGTACAGGAGACTTAAGAATTAAAAAAGATCCAGCTTCAACAGGCTTAACAAGCTCTTTGAATACAGGTAATACTACACCTACAGGATTACAGTAATGACTGCACGCGAGAGATATAACAAGCTATCAACTTCCCGTCAACAGTTCCTTGACACGGCAGTTGATTGCTCAAAGCTCACGTTGCCGTATTTAATTGATGACGATACATCGACTAAGCAACATCACAAATCTCTCTCGGTTCCTTGGCAATCAGTCGGAGCTAAGTGTGTGGTTACTTTAGCTGCGAAGCTTATGCTTGCAGTTCTACCGCCACAGACTAGCTTCTTCAAGCTACAAGTAAGGGACGACAAACTAGGTGAGGAGTTTGACCCAGAAATAAGAAGTGATATAGATCTCTCTTTCTCTAAGATGGAGAGAATGGTCATGGATTATATAGCTGCTAGTAATGATCGAGTAGCAATACACCAAGCATTAAAACATTTAATTGTTGGTGGTAATGCTCTTGTCTTTATGGGCAAAGATGGGATTAAAACTTTTCCTTTAACTAGATACGTTATAAACCGAGACGGAAATGGAAATGTCTTAGAGATAGTCACTAAGGAACTTATAGCTCGTGAAGTTTTAGATATAGAGTTACCAACTCTTCAACCTAATACAGGTATTGATGAGTCAGATGGTACTCACGATGATGTCACAGTATATACCCATGTCAAACTTACCGATAATGGTAGATGGGAATGGCATCAAGAAGCATTTGATAAAATTATTCCAGACACTAGAAGTACTGCACCTAAGAAGGCAAGCCCTTGGCTACCACTAAGGTTCAATACCGTAGACGGAGAAGACTATGGTCGTGGAAGAGTAGAAGAATTTTTAGGAGATTTAAAATCACTCGACGGTTTGAGTCAGAGTCTTATAGAGGGAGCAGCTGCTGCAAGCAAAGTTGTTTTCCTTGTCTCACCTAGTTCAACTACCAAGCCAGCCACCATTGCAAAGGCTGGGAACGGAGCCATCGTTCAAGGTAGACCAGAAGATGTTGCAGTAATTCAAGTAGGAAAAACTGCTGATTTTTCAACGGCTGCAAATATGGCAAACGCTATAGAGAAAAGATTACTTGAAGCTTTCCTTGTGATGAACATAAGGCAGGCGGAAAGAGTTACAGCTGAGGAGGTACGCCTTACACAGTTGGAACTTGAACAACAACTCGGCGGGATATTCTCGTTGTTAACTGTTGAGTTCTTAATACCTTATCTCGATAGAACACTATTAGTTCTACAAAGATCTAATCAATTACCAAAACTTCCAAAGGATATTGTCAGACCTACTATCGTAGCTGGTGTTAATGCTTTAGGAAGAGGACAAGACAGAGAGTCACTTACTCAATTCGTTGGTACTATCGCACAGACTTTAGGACCAGAAGCATTGATGCAATACCTCAATCCTCTTGAAGCAATCAAACGACTCGCTGCTTCTCAAGGTATCGACGTTCTTAATCTAGTTAAGACTGAAGAACAGATGGCACAAGAACAGCAGCAAGCACAGCAAGCACAGATGCAACAGGCAATGGTAGACCAAGCAGGACAATTAGCTGGTACTCCTATGATGGACCCAAGTAAGAATCCTGAACTGACTGCTCCTGAAGAACAAGCACAACCACCTCAACAATAAATGGCAGAGACATTAACAGTAAACACCGAACCTGAAACAGAAGTCTTGACTCCAGAAGAACAAGACTCTCTTAAGGTTGGTGAAGAGTTACAGGCAGAACAAGAAGGACTGCTAGCTGGTAAGTATAAAGATGCTAAAGATTTAGAGAATGCTTACCTTGAACTCCAAAAAAAATTAGGAACAAAAGAAGATGCCGTACAAGAAAACCAAGAAACCACCGAAGAAGTAAAGGAAGAGGAACCAAAGGCTGAGGAAACTCCAGCTGTTGCTCTACTAACTGAAGCTACTAATGAGTACTACGCTAACGACAACACTTTATCCAAGGAGACTATTGAAAAGTTTTCTGAGATGAGTAGTCAAGATTTAGTAAGTGCATACTTAGAGATGCAAAAGAATGCTCCTCCACAAGAGGATGGACCTGATGTAACTGAAGCTCAGATAAATTCAATACAGAACTCAGTTGGTGGAAAGCAAAAGTACGACAACTTAATATCATGGGCATCAAATAACCTTGAGCAAAAAGAGGTTGATGCCTTTGACAGCTTAGTAGCATCTGGAAATGTCGATGCTATCAAGTTGGGAGTGTCAGCTCTCCAATCTAAATACAATGACGCTAATGGATATGAAGGCAGAATGCTATCCGGCAAGAAGGCTGACTCCAAAGGTGATGTGTTTAGAAGTCAAGCTGAATTAGTCGCAGCTATGAACGACCCTAAATATGAAAACGATCCTGCATATAGAGCAGATCTCATAGCAAAATTAGATAGATCAGATGTGAATTTCTAAAATGACTAACAAAAATAAAGGGGTTGTTGAATCTTTTGCAAATGTTTTTAAAAACTATAAAAAAGTAAAAGACACAATGGAAAAGCAAAAGAAAACAATTAAGAATATTTTAAAAAATAAATGAAGACTAAAGATCTTGATACGCTGCTCGAAAACGAGTATGCGTACGAACCCCCTATACAAGTTTTACCAAAACAAAAACTAATGACACCAGAAGCAGAAAGATTTAATGGCTGGGCAGCAATGCTTGGCTTCGTAGCAGCTCTAGGAGCCTACGTATCAACCGGTCAAATTATCCCCGGTATATTCTAATGGCTGCAATCTCAGTAACAAGAGAACGCAGTAGTAGCAACTGGCAGAGGTTTTGCGAGTGGGTCACTAGCACAGAGAACCGCCTATACGTAGGTTGGTTTGGTGTGCTAATGATTCCTTGCTTACTAGCAGCCACTACATGTTTTATTCTCGCCTTCATCGCAGCACCGCCTGTAGATATAGATGGCATACGTGAACCAGTTTCCGGTTCCTTAATCTATGGAAACAATATTATTTCAGGAGCAGTCGTCCCCTCCTCTAACGCAATCGGACTACATTTTTATCCAATTTGGGAAGCCGGAACCTTAGACGAATGGTTATATAACGGTGGACCATATCAACTTGTTGTCTTTCACTTCCTTATAGGTGTTGCAGCTTATGCAGGCAGACAATGGGAACTTTCATACAGACTTGGAATGAGACCTTGGATCTTTGTTGCTTATACAGCACCACTATCCGCAGCTCTTGCAGTCTTTTTAGTTTATCCATTCGGACAGGGTTCATTCTCTGACGGTATGCCATTAGGAATTAGTGGAACATTCAACTTTATGTTTGTCTTCCAAGCGGAGCACAACATCCTTATGCACCCCTTTCATATGCTCGGAGTTGCGGGCGTGTTTGGTGGTTCTTTGTTTAGTGCTATGCACGGTTCACTTGTTACTTCCTCGATCATTAGGGAGACTACGGAAAGTGAATCACAGAACTACGGCTATAAGTTTGGTCAGGAAGGCGAGACTTATAACATAGTTGCTGCACATGGTTACTTTGGTAGATTAATTTTTCAATATGCGTCTTTCAATAATAGCCGTTCTCTACATTTCTTTCTTGCTACTTGGCCGGTGGTTGGCATATGGCTGACCTCTATGGGCATTTGCACCATGGCGTTTAACCTTAACGGTTTTAACTTCAACCAGTCAGTAGTAGATGTAAATGGCAAGGTCATTCCTACATGGGCTGACATTGTGAACAGACAAAACCTCGGCTTCGAGGTAATGCACGAGCGTAACGCTCACAACTTCCCACTTGACTTAGCTTCAAGTGACTCAACACAAATTGCTCTAACAGCACCACAAATTGCTTGACAAAATTCATCCCCCTATTTAGTAATCCAATATATATAAGCAAAATAGAAAATCATCAAAGTTATAAGAAACTTGTACTACCAAAGCTACTTAAATCTTTTCGTAATAACGATTCTCAAAAAGCACCATGGGCAATGTTTTGTAATACATGGCAAGAGGAAGTATATGAAAATAGCAAAAGCTATGTGATACCACAGATTAAAAGAGAGTGTAAAAAAGTACTGGATTATTATAACTTTGATCCTTTTGAGTTTGAACTAGAAACTTGGTTTAATGTACACGCCCCCGGGATGTACCAAGAAACTCATAATCACATGCCTTATATTTTATCTGGAATTTACTACATTAATTATGATAAGGATAAAGACCATCCTGCTATCTTTGTACGCGACAACAATACTTATGGGTATGTTTGTTCTTCACAAGGTATTAAAGTTAATAATGGAATATGGGATCAAAATTCACAATTCATATTAGATGTTGAAGAGGGGGATTTAATTATATTTCCAAGCACCTTAGATCACTTGGTACCTAAGTCTCCTAACAGAGTCGATGGGTACCGAGTTTCCTTAAGCTTCAATGTTAGAAAAATGAATTGAAAAATTTTATAACCTATACAACATTAATTACAAATTTTTTTATTATGTTCGGCGTAATGCGCCATTGGAATAATATGCCACATCAATCTGACAAAGTAAAAGCATCGGTTACTTACTTCGCACCGGAGCCAGAGAAAAAAGAAGAAGAATATCAATCACTAGAAGAAGCACTTACAGGTGAAAAATTCAAAGAACCAGAAGGAGATCCTTCGTATTGAAAAACATTTCATTACTGAAGAAGAAGCTAAACAAATATCTGATTACATTATTGAGACAGAAGACTACGTTAAATCATTAGGACCAGACACCTACCCCGGCACAAGTGAAGACTCACTAACAGGAAGGCATAGCGTGTTTAACTATTTATATATGGAACCTATGGGTAGTATTCTTGTCCCAAAATTTAAAGACTTGTTTGGTAAATGTACTATTAATTGTTGGGCAAATATTTTTAGAAGAGGTGAAGGGATTGCTCCACATCAGCATCAACCTGAACATCTAACAGATAATGTTTCCCAAACTTTTGCAGGAAATATTTTTTTATCTGGACCACCTATAAGTACAAGCTTTGATATTGACGTACCTGAGAATCATTTCCCGGGTACCTTTACTTATTTTAATAGTGATGTAAAACATTGGGTTGAACCTAACAACACCGATGAACTTAGAGTCACTATTGCTTTTAATATTTTTCAAAAAAATGTTCTTCCTTATTTAGGAATGAGATATCAAAATGATGTAGGTCACTACAGAATATAAAGACACGTCCGTTCATCCCTTCGGGGACGCATGACGACTAAGCATGGAACGGGGCTTAGTATATGGAGATAACCATGAAAGTTACTTTCGTATATCGTGGCGTTGCTTACACAAGAGTAATCGGTTAGGCGATCTTGGGGAGGTTCAATTCCTCCCTACTCAATTTGGCTAAAGCCCTCTACGGAGGATACCTTTATGCCGTCGACGGTGGGAAAAGACCACAAATATCAATGAGTCCAATTAAGACTCACAACTTTTTACGTACGTAGACGATCAAATATACCCTTAACTTTAAGCTAAATAATGGCACATCAGGACGGTACCCTAACGACCAATCTAACTCGTCAGGGTCAATCAAATAGTACTGGTGATGCACGCGCACTTTACCTTAAATTGTTTAGTGGAGAAATGTTCAAAGGCTTCCAGCACGAAGCAATTGCACGTGACATGGTAATGAAGAGAACTTTGAAGAACGGTAAGAGTCTTCAGTTCATCTACACAGGTTCAACAACAGCCGAGTACCATACTCCCGGAAACAGCATATTAGGTAATAGCGACGGAGCACCTCCAGTTGCAGAGAAGACAATCACAGTTGATGATCTTCTAATCTCTAGTGCGTTCGTTTACGAACTAGATGAGACACTTGCTCACTACGAATTGAGAGGAGAAATTTCTCGTAAGATCGGTTACGCTCTTGCTGAGAAGTATGACCGCTTAATCTTTAGAGCAATTACAAGAGGAGCAAGAGTGGCTTCTCCAATCACGAAGACAAACTTCGCTGAACCCGGTGGAACACAGATCAGAGTTGGTGCAACAACTAATGATTCTGACGCATTCAACGCAGGCAACTTAGTAACAGCATTCTATGACGCTGCTGCTGCCTTAGATGAAAAAGGAGTCAGTTCTGCTGGTAGATGCGCGGTGTTAAACCCAAGACAATATTATTCACTTATAACTGATGTAGCATCTAACGGTCTTGTTAATAGAGACGTTCAAGGTTCTGCATTACAGGGTGGTAATGGAGTTGTAGAAATCGCTGGAATCAAGATCTACAAGTCAATGAATATTCCTTTCCTTGGCAAGTATGGTACAGCCTTCGGTGGTACTACAGGTAAGACATCACCATCTAACATGGGTGACAGAATTGGTAACACACTTGAGAACGCATCAGGTGCATCAACAGGAATCAACAACGACTATGGTACTGCTGCTGAAGTAGGAGCTAAGTCTTGTGGATTAATCTTCCAGAAGGAAGCTGCTGGTGTAGTAGAAGCAATCGGTCCTCAAGTACAGGTAACAAGCGGAGACATATCCGTGGTCTACCAAGGAGACGTAATTTTAGGGCGTCTCGCAATGGGAGCAGATTACTTAAATCCTGCTGCTTCTGTAGAATTATACGTTGGCGCATCCGCACCATCTGCATTCTAATTTATACATTTATACGGGACCTTCGGGTCCCTTTTTTTTTTCTATGACTACACCAATAGCAACCGATACCGAACTATCCGCAGTTAATTCTATCTTGGGTAGCATAGGGCAATCCCCAATAACAACCCTTAATTTTGATAATCCAGAAATATCTTTTATACATAATATCCTAACTGAAGTTACTAAAGATGTACTAAACGAAGGGTGGCATTTTAATACAGAAGATCATGTAAAGGTTTCTCCTAATACAAATGGACAAATACCAGTACCACAGGACTACCTTAGATATGACTTAACTGATGGACAATTTGATAAGCACATGGATTTAGTTAAAAGGAACGGAGTTCTTTATGACTTAGTAGATCATACAGATGTGTTTGATCACGATATGGAATTAGATATTGTCTACCTCTATAACTTTGTAGATATTCCTTCAGTATTTCAAAGATATATTATTTCACGCGCATCAACTAGAGCAGCTACTCAGCTTGTATCTAATAAAGAATTAGTTTCCTTATTACAAGTACAAGAAGGAACTAATAGAGCAGCATTACTTGAGTACGAATGTAATCAGGGAGATCATTCTTTCTTTGGATTTCCACATAACTCAGGATATAAATCTTACCAACCTTACAACTCACTTCATAGATAATGGCAAGTATTACACAAAATATACCAACGCTAAATGGAGGACTATCACAACAGCCAGATGAGCTTAAAATTCCGGGACAAGTTAGTGTTGCAACAAATGTAATACCTGATATTACTCACGGATTAATGAAGCGTCCCGGGGGAAAGTTAGTTGCTTCCCTTAGTGATGGTACTAATAACTCCAGCACCAATGGTAGATGGTTTTCTTATTACAGAGATGAGAACGAACAATATATAGGACAGATCAGTAGAGCTGGAGACATCAATGTATGGAGATGTAGTGACGGCGCAGAGATGGTAGTTAACTATGACACTAATACTGCTACTCAACTAACAAACTATTTAACTCATACAGATGATGAAGATCTCCAAACTTTAACTTTAAACGACTACACCTTTATAACTAACAGAACAAAGACTGTAGCTATGTCTAGTACTGTTGAAACAGTTAGACCGAATGAAGTATTTATAGATTTAAAAGCTATTTCCTATGCTAGGCAGTACGCATGTAATTTATATGACAACACTAATTTGACATCAGTTTCTACAGCTACAAGGATAAGTGTTGAGCTAATTAAATCTAGTAATAACTATTGTGATTCCGGTGGAGGTATGGTTGCTCGTTCAAGCAGACCTTCACAAAGTACAAGATGTGATGACACAGCTGGGGATGGTAGGGATGCTTATGCGCCTAATGTTGGTACTCGTGTTTTTAACGCAACTGATGGTCAGAGTCTTACAGATGAAGCTGTATCTGGAAGTCACACCTATACATTAGATGTAAAAGACTCCAGTAATAATTCAGTTAACAGAGGTGAAAATCTCTATTTCCGAATTAGAACTGTTGGACAATCAGTACCTTATACAACTGGTTCTGGTAGTGATGCTACAACTACATATCAAGCAAGATATACCACAACCTACGATATGTTATATGGAGGTACAGGCTGGCAACAGGGAGACTACTTCTATGTATGGATGAGAGATGGATACTATAAGATAACTGTTGAAGCTATAAGTACTACACAAGTACAAGCTAACTTAGGTTTAATCAGACCTAACCCAACTCCATTTGATACAGAAACTGCTATTACTGCTGAAAGTATTCTTGGAGAAATCAGGCAAGAGATTATAGATACTGGTAATTTTACCTCTGCTAATATTCAGCAAATAGGTAATGGTTTATATATAACTAGAGCATCAGGAGCTTTTAATATAACTGCTGTAGCTGGTGACTTACTTAGAGTTATGTCCAGCGAAGTGAAGAATGTAACTGATCTACCAGATCAATGTAAACATGGATATGTTGTCAAAGTAGCTAATAGCGAAGCTGATGAAGATGATTACTATGTAAAGTTCTTTGGTAACAACAACCAAGATGGAGATGGAGTTTGGGAAGAGTGTAATAAACCCGGGAGAAACATAGAGTTTGATAAGTCTACTATGCCTATCCAAATGGTTAGGGAAGCTAATGGAACTTTCACAGTATCTCAAGTTACATGGGATAACTCTCCAGTAGGAGACGACATCACTAATCCAGAACCATCGTTTGTTGGTTATAAGATTAACAAGATGGTTTTCTTTAGAAACCGTATGGTTATGTTGAGTGATGAAAATATAATTATGTCTCGTCCGGGAGACTTTTTTAACTTCTGGTCTAAGACGGCTACAACATTTACACCTTCTGATGTTATTGATTTATCTTGTAGTTCTGAATACCCAGCTATTGTCTACGATGGTATTCAAATAAATACTGGATTATTATTATTTACTAAAAATCAGCAGTTTATGTTAACTACAGACTCTGATGTTTTAAGTCCTCAGACTGCTCAAATTAATTCAGTTTCTACATATAACTTTAATAACAAAACTAATCCAATTTCATTGGGTACAACTGTTGCTTTCTTAGATAACGCTAATAAGTATTCTCGATTCTTCGAAATGTCTAACGTGCTTAAGCAAGGTGAGCCTGATGTTGTTGATCAAAGTAAACCTATATCAACTTCACTACCAAAAGATATAAGTATTATCTCAGAATCTAGAGAGAACTCAGTCGTATTTTTTAGTCAAAAAAATTCCTCAACACTTTTCGGATTTAGATATTTTGGAACGAGTGAAGGGAGGATGATGCAAGCTTGGTTTACTTGGAATGTAACTGGAACCCTCCAGTACCATTGCATGATGGATGATTCTTTATACCTTATTGTTCGTAATAATAATAAAGATCAGATGTTAAAACTAGCTTTAAAACTAGATGATAATGGTCATTTTATAACTGTTGACGACGATGATTTTAAGGTACATTTAGATCATTCCACCAGTAGTACTGGTTGGACATTCAGTAATGGTAAATCTACTAAAGCTAAACCTGTAGGATTAGAAAGTACAACTCAATTAGTTGCTTATGATACGGATACAGGGAATAATATTGGACGCTATGGACTAATAACTATTAATGGTTCCAATATGGAGCTTGATGGGGACTGGTCTGGAGAGACATTTATAATTGGATATCTATATGACATGGATATACAACTACCTACTATATATACAACTTCAATACAAGGAAATAAAACTAGAGCTGATACTAAAGCTTCATTAATTATTCACAGGTTAAAGGTTAACTTTGGACCAGTAGGAGTATATGAAACTAAATTAACCAGATCCGGGAAACCAGATTATACAGATCTAAAAGAACTGGCTATAGCTGACGACCAAGCAGCTAGTAGATTACCAGTTGTTGAGGAAGTTCAGCAGACTATACCTTGTTATGAGAGAAATACAAATTTACAAATAAATATTCAATCATCACATCCATCCCCAGCCACAATATTTTCATATGCATGGGAAGGAGATTACAGCAATAGATTTTATAGGCGTGTCTAATTTTATACATCAAATAACTGAGGAAGCTGCACTAGCTGTAGCTTCCAATCTTTTACCAGATGACCGTAGAGAAGTTGAAGAGGGTCATGGACATGATCCTGTTGAAATAATTCCTCAATGTGCTCAGTTGGGACAGACAGTATTCTTTACTGTTCCAAACGGTGAATTAGCAGGGGTCGCAGGCGTACAACCTGATGGCAGAATCTGGATGCTATGTACCCCAGCTATAAAAAAATATCCCACTACTTTTGCTAGAGAAGCAAAAAGATATGTGGAAAGTAGACAAGAGAAGTTGCTCTGGAACATCGTTGATAAACGAAACAGAGTTCATATAAAACTACTCAGATTCCTCGGGTTCAAATTTTTGAGGGAATTAAATCACGGACCCAATCAATTACCTTTTATGGAGTTTTGCCGTGTGCCTAGGAGCAGCAGCGAGAACAGCTAATGCAAACGCTCGCAGAAGATATAAGTACGAAATAGAAAGGCGAGAACGGAATTGGAATCAAACCACTTCCATGTACAATGCCCAGCTAGTTAAGTACCAAGAAGATAGTGAGAATGTTAACTTAGCAATGGCTCAGTCTGTTGTCGATCAGCAAGAAGCGATGGACAATGCAAGGGGTCAAGCTCAAGTTAAGTATCAAGATCTATTTAGAAAAGTATTCCAAAATAGTGAGTATTCCAAACTTGTAGCATCTGGTCAAACAGGTAAATCTACAAGAAGAATAGGAGCAATGGAATTTGCTAAGTATGGAAGAGATGTATCTGAGATATCAAGACAGCTTGTTTTAAACGATAGAGAATTAGCTAAGAAGACAGGAAAACAACAAGCACAATATAAACAATTTAAAGATCAGGCATTTGCCAAAGTTGCATTCCAACCTATTCCTGATGTTGCACCACCTCAACCAGTTATGCAAAATGTTGGAGCAGCCATGTTAATGGATGGATTATCAATAGCTTCATCTATAGCTACAGCTGGTGGGTCTGGTGGATTCGGAATCTGGGGTGGCTAAATGGTACAACCAAGATTTGAATTTACAGAGTCAGCTGATTTTGCAGCTGCTTTAGGGTTGACCTACGATCCTGTTAATAGAAGCTATGACAGGCGTGAAGAGTTAGAGCAAGAGAATGATCAAACTCGGCTAAAAAATGCTGAGATGCCTTTAAAAATTGTTAAAGAACTTATCGACTTCTCTCCTAAAGCTAAAAAGATGTTCGAGGGTCTTCAAGATAATGCCTTCGATAGGAATACAGCGGATGGTTGGGATAATGTACCTTCCGATCTGACTGAGACTATTAATGAGAATATTCAAAATGTATATGAAATAGATGCTGGGTATAACTATATAGAAGCTGAAGCTACTAAGAATAATGATAATGCAACCTTAAAATGGTTGAGTCAAGATGGAGTCAGACTAGCTAAGAACAGAGACTTGTTTATGCTTGATAGCAAGAACATGTTAAACAGTCAATTCAACTCTTTTATTGAGAAGAATTACCCTGATGGATTTAATAATGAAAGAGAAGCTTTAGCAGCTTTTAATCAATTCCGTAGAGGATTTACCTACAACATGTCCGAGCTGGGATATAACGGTGGTTATATAAAAGCTAGAACAGAAGATAAGTTTGATGAAATAGAAAAAAACTTCCTCTCAAAAGCAGTCACAGATGTTACTGGTAATTACAGTCTTAAGAACGACAGGTTACTAAGAGCGCATGTTAATACTGCACTCAATGTTTCTAGTGATCACTTTGGATCTGCTGAAGCTTGGGTTAATAATAACTTAGGTAAGTTTAATGGCAACAAAGCCAGAGCTTGGGAGTTCTTTTTACTTGAAGCTGTTGATAGTACAAGTAAAGGAACTGCTGGTTGGGATAATATCGAAGAGATATTGTATACCAATACTGATGGAGTTAAAAAATATAACCAGCTACTTATCGAAAAACTTGGAGGTAGTGAAACAGGTGGTGAAGTCATGCGAGATATTCTTCTTAAATTAGAAGAAGCTAAAAAGACATGGGCATCACGTAAAAGAGATGGAGAAACTATCTATGCAACTGAAATAAATGAGAAGATCAAAGAGTTAGAAAAAGACGGTCCTTTAAGTAAAGTTGAATTAGGAGACTGGCTTTCTAAAAACTGGGATTGGTCTAAAGGAGGAGCACTTCCCCAAAAACTTTTAGGTAGATTGACTGCGGAAGATGTTGATGATTTCACAGCCATTGCTCTCATGGAACAACGCTACAAGACAGGCGAGAAGATATTTCCTGAAGATATAAATCAAATTAACGATTTAAGACTTAGAGAAGAGTGGACTGAGAGACTTAACTTTAAGAATGAAAATGGACAAATCGTTGCTCAGAATAAATTGATTGCTAATAGTGAAGAGGTAGCTACTGCCACCGAAAGGATAATAGCTTATTCTGATACAAAATCTAAGTTACGTGGTATTCCCGATAAAACTAATGAGTGGATTAATTTAAGAGATAATGGATTAGCTTACTTTAGATCAAGATATGCATTTCATATTAAAACTGCACCCTCTAGACAAGAAGCTTATGACTTAGCAATGGGCGATGTTGAAAATGCCATGATAAATAATAAAGCTTACGTTGGTGATAAATTAGTAGATGTCGATTTTTCACAGGGATTTGATTTACCAACTAAGGATGATATTGCTGATCATAGTATAAACATCACAAAAGCTGAAAGACATATTAAAGAACTTAGTCCGGATGGAGCAATTATTAATAGTGAAATTCTTTATGGAACTGAGGAATATGTAGAAGGTGCATATGAGTTATATCAAAAGACTGGCGGTACTTCTTTAATTTACGAACAAATAGCAGAACACATCCCCGGAATAAGTGGAGCTGAACTTCAATATGCACAGTTACAAGTCTATGCCGAAATGTTGAAATTAGATAAGCCTGTTAAATCAAAAGTTGTACTTGAGTTAGAAGAACTTAAAGAAAATAACCCTAAAGCTTACGAACTTATAACCAGCTTTAAAGATCAACCTAGAGTTGTTCAAGCAATTATTGAAGCTTATGGTCCTGAATCTGAGAATGGTTCAAAGATTGGATTCAATGAATTTGATAATCTTATACCTGAGTTAGTTGATGAGTTCAACGCAGATGACTATCCAAAAGGTAAAGCATGGGTTCTGGAAGATGGAAGAGTTGTTGTAAGTCAAAATTGGATAGAACAAGCTACACCTAACAAAGGAGATTGGAAAAAACTACCAATGAGTAGGGCACAACAAATTACGATGGGAACTAGCTATGTGAAGTTCAATGGAAAAGAATGGGTGGTAAGCGACTATCGACCTAGTGGAGAAGAATGGCATGGAATTATTGAGGAGTTTCATACTACGGAAAGCATCAATGATCCTAATTTAGGTTATACGGGTGACTACAACATATTAAAAACTCATACAGGTTTAACGTACGATAACAAAAATCAAATATCTGGATGGGAGAACTTTGACAAAGCTAGACCTTTCTGGGAATACTAAATTATGGAACTAGAAAGAGATTTAAACATCTCGTTAGATGCTGAGGAGGTTATGAACAGCGACATTGAGTCGCAACAAGTTTATGATGAATCTCAGCAATATCACGAAAATCGTGAGCAAAATCAATACGAGATGCAAAAAGCGATGGAGCAACGTCAACGAGAGTTTGACGATCCACGCAATGAAGAAGATGGGGGAGGAACTAGAGGCTTTTTTAAAGAACTAAAATCTGCTGTAACCGGTGGAGTTCAAGATACAGCATCATCTATAGTTACTCTCCCGGAACGTGCCGTTGATATGTTCAATGGTGAGATGAAAGAGGAACAAGCTACTGATGAAGGTTACGATGCCGAAACAGATAACTGGTTTGTTAGTAAAGATAACCCAATAGAAACAAAAACTTGGTGGGGAGGTGCAATTAGATCACTTGTACACTTTGGTACAATGGCAGCTGCGATTGTGGGTACAACTGCGGTTGTAGCAAAAACTGGTGTTGTTACTCTCCCAGCTGGATTATTAGCTTTAGCATCAAAACCTTTAATTAAAGGTGCTGCTATCGGTGCTGTTAGTGACCTTACATCTAAATACTCACAAGAAGAAAATGGTCTAGCTATTTTAAGAGATCGTTTTAATTTTATTGATACACCTATATCAACTAAAGATACAGATCACCCTGCTATGAAAACATTGAAGAATGTTGTTGAAGGTATGGGTATCGGTGTTGTGTTTGATAGTGCAGCAATTTTAATTGGTAAAGGTAGAAAACTCACTAAAGGTAAACAAGTTATAGGTGATGGAACTGCTGAAGAAGTACAAAAAGCTATTGCTAGGGAACAGAATGTTCGTGGGCAAGTAGTTGAAAAAGCTCAAAAAGAAATAATTTCTAAACCTAATGGATATGGTGCTTATAAAAATAAAGACATATCGAGTTCATACCAAGCAGCTCCTACTTCAACTGGTAAAGCTGTAGATGTTTATAACCAACTTAAACGTACCAGAAAAGAATGGGGTGCTGAAATCGGGTCAACTGATTCATTACATACACCTGTTCAATTAGAACGTACGGCGATAGGTGCTGACATGGCAGAAGAAGAAGTAGCTAGAGTACTAGAAGACTTTATGTCTGATGCCACAATAAAACAACAGATTGCTGCTGCTAAAGCAAAAGGATCAACACTTGCTGAGATATGGGGTGATGCTGCTTCTACTGCTAAAAGAATATTTGAAGGCAGAAACACTTCAGAGTTAACTACTGATGAGTTCTGGAAAGAAATGTTTGAAGGCAGAACTGTTATTAAAGAGGGTCAACCTGATGAGCTTAGAATTTGGGACCCTGAAAAGATTGCAGCTGCCGACTTAGTTATTGGTTCTTTAATGAAAGAGATCCGAGATATAGGTATAGCTGGTAGAGAGTTATATGGAATAGCTGATTTAAAAGCAGCTGACGGTCCAACTAAAGCAATGTACGACAAAATCATTGCTGGTCTAACTCAGATCAAACTATCAAAGATGAAAACATCTGGACAGTTAAGAGCTTTTGCAGCTGGTAAGACAAATCTTAAGCAGTTACATTTTGCTGTTGATGAACAGGTTGGTGAATCTATGAAAGCTTTCCAACTAGCATTAGATTTTGCTGGCAACAACAAAGATGACAGTCTATTCAAAGCTATATGGGAAACAATCTCAATGAGTAATGAGATTGATAACTTAACTGATTTAGACGCTTGGATAAGGAAAAAGATAATTGGTGGAGAATTTAATGGTAAGAAAAAAGTAGGAGCTTTAACTAGAGAGCTTCAAGGTGTGATGGTTAATAGTGTTCTTAGTGGACCTAAAACACCAATGCGAGCAATCATGGGTACAGGTTCTGCAACTTTCTTGCGTCCTATCTCTCAAGCATTAGGAGCAGCTATCACTTTAGATGGTCAAACTTTAAGAACTTCTCTAGCTGAACTTAATTCAATAGTTCAGGCAATACCTGAAGCTTGGACATTATTTAAAACCAAGTTAAATGGCTATTGGTCTGGAGATATTTCAACCGTTAAGAATAGATTCCAAGAATATACGAAAGGTGACGAACAATGGGAAATGTTTGGTCATTGGATAGAGACTGCTGAAGGTGTAACTGAAGCTGATAAAGCAGCTTACTACTTAGCAAACATGGCTAGGAATATGAATGACAATAAGTGGCTAACCTATTCGACAAAGATAATGGCAGCTACTGACGATACATTCGGATATATCCTTGCTAGATCTAGAGCTAAGAGTAAAGCTATGCGTGAAGCTTTTGAATTACAAGGTAAAGGCAGAGTTACTAATATAGATCCAAAAACTGTAAGTGAATTTGAAGATAAGTTTTTAAAGCAAGTACTTGATAATGACGGAAATATTACTGACGATGCTGTAATCTTTCAAAAGAAAGAAGTAACACTAACTGAAGACCTCCAAGGATTTTCTAAAGGATTGGAGACAGTCTTTAATGAAACACCTTGGGCTAAACCATTCTTCTTGTTTGCAAGAACTGGAGTTAATGGTTTAAAACTAACAGCTAAACACACACCTATATTTAATTTCTTAGTTAAGGAATTTAATGACGTTGTATTTGCTACAACTGCTGATTTACCAAAACTTAGAAAGTACGGTATTCAAAGTGCTGCTGATTTAAGGACTGCTAAAGCTCTTTATAAAGGAAGAGTTGCTATGGGTTCTTCAGTTATCTTTATGGCTGCTCAACATTTTATGAGTGGAAACCTTACAGGTAATGGACCTACAGATAGACAAAAGCGAAGAGCATGGATGGATGCTGGATTTAAACCTAGAACAATTACAATAGGTGGAGTTCAAGTTTCATATGATGCATTTGAACCTTTTAACTTACTACTTTCGACTGTTGCTGATATTGGAGATCATAGTGAATTAATGGGTGAAGAATGGACAAAAGATAATTTCCAAAAGTTAGCTGTTGTTCTAGCTCAAGCTGTAACAAGTAAATCCTACCTAGCTAGTATGCAAGACTTCGTTGACTTGTTTGCTGGTAAACCGGGATCTTGGGAAAGAATTGCTGGTGGATTATTAAATAACCAAATACCTCTTTCTTCTCTAAGAAATGAATTAGGTAAATTAATTAACCCTTATATGAAAGAGTTAAATTCTGGTGTATGGCAATCTATTAGAAATAGAAACCTAATGTTTGAAGGAGTAGATATTGATGGTGGTCTACCAACTAAATATGACTTATTAAATGGTGAGCCTATTAAGGATTGGAACTTCCCAACTCGTATGTTTAATATGTTCAGTCCTGTGAACTTTAATTTAAAAGAGGGTGAGGGTAGAACAATGCTATTTAATAGTGGGTATGACATGAGAATGTCTACTTACTCTTCTCCTGATGGA